AATATCTTCTTTGAGTGCATCTTGCATAGCATTAGGTAAACCCTCAAGTATTTCATCAAACGCTCGCGCTCTCTTATACACGTCTTCAATTTCTTTTAATAATCCCTCTGTGTCATTACCGTTATACGCACTAGCACTAATAACGGACTGTTCGATTTTTTCGCGATTATTCATTTGTGTCATCCTCCATAAAAATTTTATTGTTTAATTCCATTCCGAATTTAACTCTTTCATCATCGTTACCGAATTCGTTTATTAAATCTTTTTCAACGCTCTTGCAATACCTATCCCATGCGTTCGCTTTCTTCTCCAGCTCTTTGTTACGTTCTCGTAACTTCGCTATATACTCGATAAGCTCATCTCGTTGCTTCTTGTACTCTTCACGATCTTTTAATGCTTTGTGAAGTTTATCTAATAACTTGTTAGAGTTAGTACAAAGATTTTTATATTGTTCATCTGATAAGGTGAACGTCATCTCATAACCTCCAATAGCATCTCATTTTCAAAAATATTTCCAACAATTTCAATAATATCGTCATTTTCACTTAGTAATTCAGTTACATTGCTAAAAGTTATATAAAAGGCTCCTTCTTTAAACTCGATAAAACTTACTTCTCTCGAATAACAATCTTGAACAATATCCCCTTCATAAATCTCCACACCGTGCACATCTTTAAATCCTGTGTATTGTAATAGTTTTACTTCATTGAAACTTTTATAACCTGTTGAAATCAAAATGTACCCACTATTAAAATCGATTTCGTCAATAATACTCATAACTTTTTTATCTTTATCCCAAGCTTTAAATTTCAACATCATACTAGCAACTCCCCATCTTTCCAGATTAACGTCATAGTTAGGTCATCGTTTAAGATGTAGAATGCTTTGGTAGGCACACATCTGCCATATAAACATTCTTTTATACTAGTGTTCTCATATAGTGTAGAGTTATAGTCTCCTTCTTGAATCTCGAATAATTCAATCAACCTATCAACCTTAGTCTCTTCTGTAATATCTTCTTCAAATTCGACTTCAAAAGTATCATCAGCTGATACAAAACCTTTTATGATACAATTTCTTCCGTCATAAAGAGAGAAGCACTTATAATCAATATCACTCTTGGTTTGTGGATAAAAATTTCTTCCTGTTGCTAATCCAGGGTTATCCCATGCCCATTTAATTAATTCATCTAATCTCATTTCTTTTTTAACTTTGATTTTCATTGTTATATCTCCTCTTGAACAGTAAATTTATCGTTAATTGATACATATCCAGTCACATTACATAAGATGCTATCAACATGAAAAGTCACAAAACAGTTGCGCTCAACATCATTTGAATAGAATCTTTTATTACCTGATAACTTGGGGTTATCCCAAGCCCATTGGATAAGTTCAGGTAAATTCATTTCTTTTTCAATTTTGATTTTCATTGTTTCCGCCCTTTTAAAATAAAGTTAGTTGCTTCTGTTCCTCATATTCCAAATCATGTTGCTTTATATATGTTTCAAGCTCTTCGGCTGTATCAAATGTCTTTTTCACGCCTTGCCAACCTGGTACGATATGCCCATGAAAGTAATAAGTGTCATTTACTACATGGATATGTGCCACTCGCTCGTTATCCTGATACAGATATCTCTTAGAGCCGAAAAATCGGCTTAAGTATTCTTTGCGTGCGCTATCTGTCATTGTCATCACTCCCACAAGTCAAACACTCTATCGACGTAAAACTTCGCCTTTGCTAAATCCTCATGACCATTCTTTAACGGTGCTCTAGACAAGTATTTGATTGCATTACCTATTGCGAATGCTAATTGTGGTGGATACTGTGCCGTAACTTGTTCGATGAAATCTATAATTTCAATGTCGCCGTATGTGTAATGCGCAGGTTGTTTAACATTGTCTTGTGTTTCATTCATATCTACTTTTCTGTTACTGATTATGCTCATTATGCTTCACTCCATTTCTTGAACATTTGGTTATAAGTGACATCGAACCAGTACGGATCACGTGAATGTTTTTGAGGCGTTCCATCATAAAGCCATGGTCTCAATCTTCTCTTTCTTTCTTCTTCATATTCCGCTCTCACATTTCGTTGGTATAGGTTCAAAATCGCTTTTTTTCTGATTTTTTCTCTCTCTTTTTCTTCATCTTTTATTTGACTCTTCATATATTCAACTTCATCTTTAGATTTTGAGTCTTTTCTTCCACACAATAATTCATCGCCGCGCATTTTATGTTTGTATCTGTATCTAAGAAGTTCTGGAGATATATGATATTTTTCTGAAACTTCTCTCAATGTCATTAGTTTTCCTTTGATACGCACTCTTATAACTTTTCTTCTAGCCATCATTCCACCTCTAAATCTAAAACCTTGATATTTATAACGTTATATTTTAATAGTTCACCTGGATTATTAAATAAATAGTCCGCCAAATCTCTTTTTCTTTATCAATCTGATTGTAATTAACACTTTCGACTTCTGTAGGAATTCTAATGTCAACAGAAGCATTGATATAAGCTTGATGTTGCATTCAATCACACTCCTAATCCTTCATATAAAACGGAGAAGTAAACCCGTCACTATTCAAATTCAATCCTTTTGCCCAATCAACAGGCTTATTCATGATAGTTTCGATTTCCTTAAGTCCATTTGAACCTCTAGGTATTTCTACAATTACTTCATCATGGACATGTCCAACTATTTTAAAACCTGATGCTTCAAGCCTAGCTATAGAAATCGCAAGTAAATCCCTTGCAGTTGCTTGAACAATATTCTCGACTAACTTCCCACCATACGTTTTTAACTTTGACCATTTACGGTTAAGATCTAAGCCCATAAATTCAACAACTTGACTACCCCAACTATTTTCACCAACTGAAGCTTTTGGATAAGCTAAAGCTCTTCCACTAGGCAGTTCAATCATTAAAAAACCTTTTTTCATATAAAATCTAAGTCCATGCGTATGATGCGTCTTTCGGGATTTCACAGTATTAATTGCAGCCTCTTGGCAAGCCTTCCAAAAATTAACTATGTTAGGATTTGCGTTACGCCAACTATCAACTAAACCTTGTAACTCGTTTTCTTCAATGCCCATTTCCAATGCACCCATTGCTTTTAAAGCTCCAGCGCCACCTTGATAGCCTAAAGCTAATTCGGACACTTTTCCTTTTTGTCTGAGAGGGTCGCCTTTAGTTATGCTTTCTACCGGTACATTAAACATTTGAGAAGCCGATGCTTCATATATCTTTCCGTGTGTGTTGAACACATCTAAACGCCATTGTTCTTTTGCATACCATGCTATGACTCTTGCCTCTATTGCAGAAAAATCACTTACTGCTAGTTCATTACCTTCTTCAGCAGTAAATGTCGTCCTAACTAATTGACTTAATAAGTCTTGAGGATGAACATTGAGTAATAAATCTAAATCATCAAAACGTTGTTCTTTAATAAGATCTCTTGCTATTTCTAATTCAGTATCTGAAATATAATGCTTTGTTAAATTCTGAAGTTGTACGCCTCTACCTGCCCATCTTCCAGTACCGGCACCGTAAAATTGAAACAGACCTCTTACCCGTTCATCACTGCACATCATGTCATGCATTTTGTTGTATTTTTTCACACTGGTTTTAGACATTTGCAATCTAATTTCTAGCATTTTTTTAGCTTTTCCTGTGGCTTCTTTTAAGTAATCCTGAACCGTTTTCTTTTGTAAATTAGGTATATCTAATCCTTGTTCATCCTTTAACCAAGCCAATAACTGTGTAGGACTATTAGGATTTTCTAAACCTGTTATATGTTTAGCTTGTTTAAGCAATTCTTCTTTACTCTGCTTATCGAGCACATTAGCTCCTAACATCAATGATTTAGAAAGCTTAATACCTCTGTCGTTTATATGTTGGTCAAAAACCCAATATGTTTGTTCAATTACAGTTACTGGAAAGTCTTTAATTTTATTAGCAATTGTCATTTCTACTTCTACATCTCGAATACAGTAATCTATAAATTGTTGCCATTTTTCAAGATCATGTTCAGGCAAATTTCTTGTTCTTCCTCCATTAACTTTTGTTGGCTTACAAGGTATAGAGAAATAACGAATTAAATTTTTACCTGCTTTATCTTTTTGGTTTTGTAGTCTTAAAACTTCTCCAACTTTATCAAGCGAAGCAGGTAAGCCAATACGCATTGAATTAACCATTGTGCAAATCCATTCTTCAGGTGGCATCTGTTTATTAAAATGTTTAGCAAGACAAGTTCTTTCGAAATTAGCATTGAATGCATACTTTTTTACAGCAGGGTCAAATAGAGCAATTTTAAACGTCTCATAATCAGCGTGAAAAGGCTCATTATCTACTTTAGTCATGTCAATCGCACTAATCGGTCCACCATCTATTGAATAAGCTATAATTAAGATTTCGAAATCTTCAGCTTCTGTGTATTTATAGGCACCACATTTCGAAATATCGTTACTGCTGTATGTTTCAATATCTATATTCATAAATTTCAAATTCTTGACACCTCAATTTCTTTAAAATTAAAGTGGGGCTAAAAACCCCACCTATTGACTTATAAGAAATCCTCATCATCAGTGTCTAATTCATCGAAATCATCTTCTGCTGCACTTGCACCGCCAAGAGGTTCGCCTTTTTCTACAAGTTGAATATTGTTCAATCCAACTGCAATACCCTTATTACCATTTGTATTGAATGGAAATAGATTGATTGAAGCTCTAATATAGTCACCACTTACAACAGCTCCTGAATCCGTTAATCTATTTCGGTCTTGGTCAACAATACCAGGTGCTTGTTTGCTTGATGCATTAATGAAATAAGCATCTTGATAATTCACATCATCCTCTCTTTCAGTGTCTCCGTCACGTAATGGAAGTTTTAAATTTGCAGGAACTTTGCCTCCAAACTTACTAACTTTTCCTTCTTCTTTAGCAGCTTCTATAGCTTGTTCAATAGCTTTTATCGTACTTGTATCTGACTTAGGAATGATTAAACTGATGGAATACTTTGCTTCTTGACCTTCTTGCATACTGCGTGGTTTAAAAATATTTGCATATGATGCTCTTACTTTTCCTGTAATCACTTTAGTTTTATTTAATACTTTTGCTTTCATGTTTATATACCGTCCTTTTTAATTTTTTATAGTTCGTCAAAATCATCTTCGGCAGATGACTTTATAGCTGGCCTTTTATCTGACTCAGTAGCAAGTGTTAATTTACCTTGCGGCTTTTCTATAAAGCCTTCTGCAATTTTAGAAAATGCTTTTTTACCAATTAATTTTTCTAAATTCGTAATGCTAAGTAACTTGGTTTCTGTAATATCTTCAGGTTTATAACCCGCTTCAACTAACTTTTCAAGCGTTGCTTTTGTATCAGTTATCATTCTTCGCGAACGACCTTCTACAAGCTTCCAACCAGGATAGTTTTTATCATTT